TTACTTCTTCGCCTCTGCAACCACTTTACTACCCACGCCGCGGTTATTGTATTCCCACATGCGGTTGTAGTTAGTGTCATTCAGATTGCGCTGTATTTCGTCGTTATCATCTACGCTGCCGGTATTACCCGCAAACGGACGATTAGAGATCACCGCATCGGCCCACGGTTTAGCCGTGTTAAAACCTTCGTTGATGGCGCTATCACGGATCACCACCTGACCGTTGGTATTGGCATCAACATCCAGCGAGCGGCCCAGTTGCGCCACACCATCACCGAAAGCATTGAAACGGCTGTTTACGGCGAGGAAACCGTAGTAAATGTTGGACAGCGTAGCCGGTGCAAACACATACGCTTCTTGCTGAGTACGTGAGTTCACCACGCGGAATTCGGTGTTATCGAACACCACTGCGCCGCGACCAGAAACGATATCCACATCCCCTTCAATGTAGCTGTTGGTCACCAGCGTACGCGGCTGACGGTTGGTTTCCAGACGGTTCTGCACACCGCTGTTGGTGACAAAGAAGGTGTTCTGACGACCGAGAATGTTAACGTTGTTAATCTGTACCTGGTCACCATCAGTACGCAGTGCCACCGCCGGATGGTTACCTGCATCTACGCTATCGCCCAGCGTGTTTTCGATGGTCAGATTTTGCAGTTGCAGGCCATTGTTTTGTGACCAGAAGACCGCAGAGCAGAGAACACCGATACTGTCGCTGCGTTTGCTCTGGCAGCTATCGTACATATACCACGCTGGTTTACCTGGCATATATTTGCCGCGCGGGTTGACGTCGTGACGCCAGTCGGCAGGGCTCATGCCACCATCAAGGGAAAGCCCAATCTTCACATCAATCGGTTTTTCACCTGTACCGTACAGAGTAATTCCACCCGGAGCGGCAGGGACATATACCGTTCCCTGATACTCACCAGGCATCACGGCAATATACTGGCGCTTGTTGGTACGCTTGATAATTGCCGCATCTACCGCCGCCTGAATCGTGGTATGCGTTACACCTTGAGTGCCCGCCGGGCCGACAACAAAGTCAGGTTGCGCAGGCAGGGTAATCGGGGAAGGATTCCACGCTGCAGCACCTGGTGTCAGGGATGCAAAATAGTGTTGAGCATCGAAATTCTGCGCTTCTTTTGCCGACAGAATCGGGCGAGAAGAGGTACCAGGCGCGGTTTGATCAGAAGGACGTTGATCGGGCGGGGTTGAGCTACAGGCGGTCAGCGTCACGCCAAAAGCCAATGCCAGCGCCAGACGGGAAACTGAAAATGTGTTCACAGGTTGCTCCGGGCTATGAAATAGAAAAATGAATCCGTTGAAGCCTGCTTTTTTATACTAAGTAGGCATTATAAAAAAGCATTGCTTATCAATTTGTTGCAACGAACAGGTCACTATCAGTCAAAATAAAATCATTATTTGATTTCAATTTTGTCCCACTCCCTGCCTCTGTCATCACGATACTGTGATGCCATGGTGTCCGACTTATGCCCGAGAAGATGTTGAGCAAACTTATCGCTTATCTGCTTCTCATAGAGTCTTGCAGACAAACTGCGCAACTCGTGAAAGGTAGGCGGATCCCCTTCGAAGGAAAGACCTGATGCTTTTCGTGCGCGCATAAAATACCTTGATACTGTGCCGGATGAAAGCGGTTCACGACGAGTAGATGCAATTATGGTTTCTCCGCCAAGAATCTCTTTGCATTTATCAAGTGTTTCCTTCATTGATATTCCGAGAGCATCAACATGCAATGTTGTAGGGATGGCAATTTTTACGCCTGTTTTGCTTTGCTCGACGTAAAGATATCCATCTACGATATCAGACCACTTCATTTCGCATAAATCACCAACTCGCTGTCCGGTAACAACAGCCAGTTCCATTGCAAGTCTTAACCAACATGGTGATGATTCTGCTGCTTGATAAATTTTCAGGTATTCGTCAGCCGTAAGTCTTGATCTCCTTACCTCTGATTTTGCTGCGCGAGTGGCAGCGACAGGGTTTGTTGTTATATGGCCTTCAGCTATTGCCTCTCGGAATGCATCGCTCAGTGTTGATCTGATTAACTTGGCTGACGCAGCCTTGCCCTCGTCTATGTATCCATTGAGCATTGCCGCAATTTCTTTTGTGGTGATGTCTTCAAGTGGAGCATCAGGCAGACCCCTCCTTATTGCTTTAATTTTGCTCATGTAATTTATGAGTGTCTTCTGCTTGATTCCTCTGCTGGCGAGGATTTTTTCGTAGCGATCAAGCCATGAATGTAACGTAACAGAATTATCACTGTTGATTCTCGCTGTCAGAGGCTTGTGTTTGTGTCCTGAAAATAACTCAATGTTGGCCTGTATAGCTTCAGTGATTGCTATCCTCCTGTCTCGGCCTAATCCAAACTCTTTACCCGTCCTTGGGTCCCTGTAGCAGTAATATCCATTGTTTCTTATATAAAGGTTAGGGGGTAAATCCCGGCGCTCATGACTTCGCCTTCTTCCCATTTCTGATCCTCTTCAAAAGGCTACCTGTTACTGGTCGATTTAAGTCAACCTTTACCGCTGATTCGTGGAACAGATACTCTCTTCCATCCTTAACCGGAGGAGGGAATATCCTGCATTCGCGCACCCATCGACGAACTGTTTCAAGGCTTCTTGGGCGTCGCTGGCGAGCGTTCCACTCCTGAAGTGTCAAGTACATCGCAAAGTCTCCGCAATTACACGCAAGAAAAAACCGCCATCAGGCGGCTTGGTGTTCTTTCAGTTCTTCAATTCGAATATTGGTTACGTCTTATTCGATGCGCACTCCTGGTATTTCGCCTTTTGATATTGCGAAGTCATAAATTTGCGCAGCACTATACCCATCTCGCATCCATGAATCTAATGCGCGAATAGCCTCGCTACGCTTTTTATCTTCTCTCTCATTTTTGATATCAACGAGGACATCAACGCAATTAAGGCATATGTGGATTTTGTCCTTACATTCGATCATGGCGGCTTTACCATGATTTCCGCCACACAGTGAGCATAAATCTTCAGGGTCTTGCTGGTATTTCTGTAACGTTAGAGGGTTTAATGTTGAACAGACCATAATCATCTCCATAAAACAAAATTCGCCGTAGCAAGTTCAGATAAAAGAAATCCCCGCGAGTGCGAGGATTGTTACTTGTTCATATTATTAATCGTCAATGTATTTTGAGCATTGTGGGCAATCATCAATCCCACAATACGATTCATATGCATCCTTTATTGCGTCGCGGGCTTCAGTAAGAGTATTGAATAAGTTGCAGCTATTATCTTTTTGATATAGGTAAGTTCCTAATTTATAAGCAGAATAAGCATCATTTCCGCTGTCTAAAATTACATCGTTATGGATTCTGCACCTTGCAAGAACTCCTGATCCCATAAGGGTCTGCATAGCCCATTGCTCTTGATCTTCACACAAATCATGAATGCTCATTTCAACACCTCTCTTCACGTTTCACACACGTTAAGATTAACAGTGTTTTTACATGCTTTGGAAGATTTATTTTATAAAAACTCTTTTAATACAAATAGATATAATAGTTCACTATTATAGCTCCTTTAATCGAGGCGGTTCTGGTAGAGGCATCCAGTGGGTTACCTCTTTGAGATACAGGTCTTCGCCATCACCGTCATCCCAAGTGGGATTGCCATCATTAAACCAGTCGCCATATACGCCGACCTGAGTGTTGGGGATGTTTGGTGGGTAGTTGTTTTTAAAGTCAGCTGCTAACACATAGCATTGTCGCTCTCCCATTTCTGGCATTCGCTCACTACAGCTTATCCAACCATCCGGAGTTACCGGATAGTTGCCGGGTTCTTTAATGTGCAAGCGAGGCTCACCATCTTTTGGCTCAGGCCACTGGCGCTCCATGTTGATCTTCAATTTATCTTCCATAGCAGCGGTAATTTCAGCATCGCTGATGCCAGCACGGCGCTGTGCATCCCACAACAGAAACTGCATATCAGCCCACTCGCTAAGATCGTCTGGTTCTGCTGCGGCTTCCAGAGCCTCTTTTGAGAGGTGTTTCAGTGGACCAATGGGGCCAACGCAGCCAAATGTGGAGTCAGACCATTTGGCATGCTCGTGGCGAATCTGTTCGCGTTCCAGTGATGCCAGTGCAATCCGTGCCAGCTCTTCCGCTTCTTCTGCTGGAAGCACTACGTTGCTACCAGGTCCGTATGTTTCGCGCCACTGCTTGATTGTCAGTAGTCGCTCTTTGGTTATAGTGGTCATTTGTTAGTCCTCCCACTCCGCCACATCGCATTCAGATATTTGTTTTGATTCACTGACGGAAAAGAATTTCTCTTAAGCAATTCCTCTCTCGATGGCATTGGCTTTACGCGTTGGCGAATAATCATTTCTGCCGGAAGAATGCCGGGATTGTATGCAAGTCCTCTCATGGTGAATTCCTCAGTCATTACTGATAGCGCCATAGCGTGAGCGGTAATTACGCAGGCGCGGGTCGATATATTCAGGGAAGTGGGTATATGTGGCTTTGCGGAATGGTCGGATTGATGTCTGGTAAATTCGCTCGCGTTCTTCTTTCTCTGCAAGCCATATACAGTGGCGAAATTCCTTTTCCTCTTTCGTTTCCTGCGGTAGCGACATTATCCGGTCGTAGTTTTTTCTGAATTTATCCAGCACCTCCGATATGGAATTGCCGGAACAACGGCGCGGGTCATCCGCACCATACAGAGGCGCTGGCATGATTAAATCCTTATTTTTCTGAATCAGAATGGGATGGAATCGTCGTATACAGGAGTGTTCTGCTGGTTACTACTTTGCTGCTGCGGGCCATTTCCTGAAGCTGCAAATCCAATCTTTGCATTCAGTAATTCAAGAGTGATTGATTGACCATTTTGCCCCTGATAAACATCAACCCTGATGTTTTCTCCGGTAATTTCCACAATGCCACCTTCAACAAGAACACTACGGTAGTAATCCGCTTGCGCTCCCGGCTTGGCAACTACAACGGCGCTGTAGTTTGTCCATTCTTTCTTTTTTGTCTGGCGATCGTAATACTGAACGCCAGCACGGATGTTGAATCCGATATTTTCCCCGGCCTGAAACTCTCTTGCGGGCTTGTTTAGTCTTACAGTAATCGAATGTGCCATTAAGCAGCCGCTCCTTCTAATTCGTCTCGTTTGATGTTGTAAACGTCCTGCGCTTTGTGCTGCTCCGGTGTGCCTTCGAGCATCTTCCACGCTTTGGCGAACGCCTGTTTAAGCTCTTCCACGGTGTTTTTCTGCATTGCTGCGTCAGTGAATGCTTTTAGAACCTGTTCAGGCGTAGGTGATGGTTTTGATTGCTTTGCTGCTGCGTTCTGCTGATGTTTATGCTCGTCGGTATCTGCATCTTTCGCATCATCAATGCCGAATAAACCATTGAGGCAATACTTGCGTGCATAAGAGCTTGTAGCTCCCGTAACTTGTGCAGAATCCATTCCTTTCTTGCTTTCTTCCTCTCGTGCAAGAGCGGTTGCCGTATGACTGTTTTCGCCATCGGTAATAGTTGCCGTGGCTTTCACGTAATACCGATCACCAATCAACACAACTTCATCGCTGATTGATAAAAACAGACCATTCAGTAACGGCTTAACTCCTTCAAGAATGTCTTCGCAGCTTCTGTATTTATATTTACCGAATGAGTTGTACTGATTCTTTGGCGCGTTCAGATTCTCCTGAATGGCTGCCAGCCTTGCATAAAATTCTTTGCTCATATGTTTGATCTCAGAATGGACACGGCCCAAGGAAATAACGCTGATTTAATACTTCAGTCTTTGCCGCATTTAAAAATACGCGAACACCTTCACGATCTCCCTTCTGGCGATACATTAACGCCTGCTGCGTGTACATGCGTCTCTGTAACTTGCTCTCCTTCACTGTGGTTGCAAGTGACATGAATATCTCCTTCGTTACCGATTAATTCTTTCATCTGACGAATGAATTCTTCGTCTGACCAGTTATCTGTAAAACTCATGGACGGCCTTGTTGTTTCAAAATATCCCAAAGCTTTTCGAGCAAGCTTTTCATTCTTGGTTGTTTAAAGTCTGCTCCGGTTAAAATGTTTTTTCGTGAATGCTGTACCGATAAAATCGGGTTGAAAGGGCGAACCGATGCCGCCCCTGCAATAGCGAACTGTTGCATAGGATGCTCCTTCTGTTTGATTGCATAACGAAAATGCCTCTGGTGAAGCATTATTGGTATGCATATAAAAAGGCCCTCACACTGGAGGGCAAAGAAGATTTCCAATAATCAGAACAAGTCGTCTCCTGTTTAGTTACGAGCGACATTGCTCCGTGTATTCACTCGTTGGAATGAATACACAGCGCTTATTCGCATCCTACACAATCATTCCGGTTATTATTACCATTTCAATATCACTATCTTTCATAATGATTGGAGTTGAGTTATCAACTTTACTTTTACTCCATTTTCCTGCATCAGTTTTTACCGCTCCACAATAAGAAAGCCAATCATTATCACAATGTTCTGGATCGCTGATTCTGACAAGAACACGTGATAGTGCTTTTTCGATACTTTCATCACAATTAGCATTTGTGTAATTGCCGTGAGACAATTTTAAATCGTTAACTTCATCTTCATTGGCATCAAAAATATAGATTTCAGTCGACTCTGGAACATTTTCATAAACCATTAAAACTTTCATTTTTACCCCAATATTGTTTATGCCAAAAATAAAGGCCACCATCAGGCAGCCTTGTTGTAAATGTTGCAGGTATCAAGTAAGTAATTAGATGGAGCGCCATAAATTATGAATTCATCGTTTGTCGGGTCCATCTCCATCTCTTGGCCTATTGCCATTCTTGCGTCAGTGTCGTCAGCGGCGAAGCATAAAACAGCCCACGCACCCATTGTTTTAAAAAGAACTGCAATTGGCTGTGGTTTTACTGAATTTGCGTTAGCGCGAAAATCACAAATCGCACTTTCATGAAACTCCATATCCCACCTCAAATAAGTGGTTTGCTGCCAAAACAATGAACCATCCGGAAATTCCAGATAGTTCATAATTCACTCTTCAATACTTCCAACTTACTAATCGCCGATAGATATCCGCGCTGATAGGGCATCATCATTCCTTCGAGCTTGCCACTTCTTAACTCCTCCCTGAGCAATTGTATTGCTTGATCAATAACCTCTGCCTTAGCGTCCTTTATGGCTTGCTTGCGGGGCTTTGCTTTCTGCTTTGGCAGATTTCTCAAGCATGATGGAATGTATGTCTGATTCATCACTTACCTCGCTGTCAGTTGTTTTGATTTCCTGTAGCCTGCCGCGTAAAGAGCTACATTTGGAAGACATACACCAGTTTCTGGTTGCCTATGCCCAAACTCATTCGCGTACACAATGGCCGCTCTCTCCAGATTGCGTCTGTATTCTTTCTGTTGCCAGATCACGTCCTGTGCCATGAACTTAATTGGCTTAGCGTCTTCTATGCGCTCAGGCGTTTCGTGAGTACCTTTAGCCTGAATCTGCGCTCTGCTTAGAGTAGGGCGGTGTAATACTTCTGAACTTATTGCTTCTTCGCGGGCCAGTACGCCGTTAGCTAATGCCTTTGCCTTTAAACGCTCACGACGACGAGAACGTGAATTGCCTTTGAACTGAGTTCTGCGTGTCATATAGACCTCCTGATGAACTTTGGTGGTGTGGTAGGTGGAAGACCCATTTCGACCTGTTTCGGCCTACTTCAATTCGGCAATAGTCCCGCAGGCCTCGCCGCTTTACGTGCGACATATTCCCGTCCATGAACCCTTCACCACACCCCAAAGTTCACTTTGGTTATTGCGCTTTGTCAGCGCCGTAGATTCATATTCGAATCGTTGTATATTCACCGCCCTGGTGAGTAGTGCGTCCTGCTGATGTGTTTAGTATCACCGCCAGTGGTATTTATGTCAACACCGCCAGAGATAATTTATCACCGCAGATGGTTATCTGTATGTTTTTTATATAGATTTATTTTTTTTGCAGGGGTGTGTGGCTTGGGAGGTGATCGAGAGATCTGAATTGCGATGTTTAGTGAGTTGTATCTATTAATTTTCAAATAAATACAATTGGTTATGTGTTTTGGGGCGAACGTGAGGCAAAGAAAACCCGGCGCGGTGGCCGGGTTTATTTATTGCTTAGGAGCTTGTTGTGATGACGATTGGTTAGTTGGAGCGCTCGTTAATGGTTGCTGTGTCGGTACCTGTATTATAATTGGAGCCGGGCTGGTTACTGATGGTGACTTGTCATTGCCGGAGATAATCCAACTTGAGGCTAACATCACGCCAGACAGAATCACAGTAACTAAAGTCAAGCCAACGGCCATCGCCCACTGAGTCGTTGTAAGTCCCGTTTTCAAACCGCCGATTTCACCTTTAATTTCAGCAATACCTCTCTCAATAGAAGAAAATTGCTGAGTATAATAGGTTTTAAAGTCAGCTGATTCGCGACGCATTTCCGCAGCAATAGACTCTACCTCTGATTTGTTTTGTGAAAGCTTTGCGTCAAGTTCTTCTCTGGACATTCCGCTCACGCTTACCTCCAGGGTATCACTCTTCATCGCTACATCTTCCTTACTTGGGCGCAAACCCGTTTCGTCCATGGCGTATGAAACTCTATTTGATACCTTAGCATCAATACCAATACTTTGGTACTGAGATGGATCCCCATAAGGAGAAACGGTTGTCGCTGCTAGGGTTGCACTAACTATAATACTTGGAAGAACTGATGATGTTGTTCCTGAGGTAGGTTGAACTGAAGAAACTGGCTTCAGTCTTTCCATAGCCCATTATCCCTGAGAGCTACCTGTAATGATTTTACTAATGCAACAGCTTGATCCGGGCTCATTGAGACTGACATGTTAGGGGTCAACTCAACTTTTACTTGGAAGCTATTATTTCCTTGCTCATCAGACTGCATGTGATGCTCAAATTCATGGCGGTAAAAAGTAATGATTGTTTCAGCACGATCAGGCGTAATAAGAACTGATGTGGCGGTCATGTGCTGAGGTATGATTTTAATAGTGTTATCTGACATAAGTATCCTTTTTGTTTCCTTAGTATTTTTTTGCATTGACATCAGAAATAGCGAATCCACAAGAGTATGAGTAAAGCTAATCAGTTTAGTGATACGGTGACTATTAAAGTGGTAAACCACATCAAAGCTCGCAGAGTGCATACCAGGCTGTCACACATGACAAAGTAACGAGGATGCCTGATCTCATAGCGCTCAAAGAGACATGCCGATAATGGCATTAACCACGCATGACGCCATAAACACGCCGCCAACGATGAAGCTGGCTTGGTTCTTCCTGGTAGCGCCAAGAGTCAACAGAACCACTGAAAGGGCAAAAAAAGGTATCGCGATTATGCTGAACGTGTTCATGTTGACCTCAACTTATTTCGATTCTCCATCACCCTTAATCCGCCGCCCCATGTGTTTGTTGTGATCCGTTGCTGGCCTTAACCAAACGTCTCTTCAGGCCACTGGCTGGCGATAACTTTCCCCACAACGGAACAACTCTCATTGCATGGGATCATTGGGTACTGTGGGTTTAGTGGTTGTAAAAACACCTGACCGCTATCCCTGATCAGTTTCTTGAAGGTAAACTCATCACCCCCAAGTCTGGCTATGCAGAAATCACCTGGCTCAACAGCCTGCTCAGGGTCAACCAGAATTAACATCCCGTCAGGAAAACTAGGTTTGGATCCTGTTGGCGCGGTCATGGAATTACCTTCAACCTCAAGCCAGAATGCAGAATCACTGGCTTTTTTGGTTGTGCTTACCCATCTCTCCGCATCACCTTTGGTAAAGGTTCTAAGCTCAGGCGAGAACATCCCGGCCTGAACATGAGAAAAAACAGGGTACTCATACTCACTTCTAAGTGACGGCTGCATACTAACCGCTTCATACATCTCGTAGATTTCTCTGGCGATTGAAGGGCTAAATTCTTCAACGCTAACGTTGAGAATTTTTGCAAGCAATGCGGCGTTATAAGCATTTAATGCATTGATGCCATTAAATAAAGCACCAACGCCTGACTGTCCCATCCCCATCTTGTCTGCGACAGATTCCTGGGATAAGCCAAGTTCATTTTTCTTTTTTTCATAAATAGCTTTAAGGCGACGTGCGTCCTCAAGCTGCTCTTGTGTTAATGGTTTCTTTTTTGCGCTCATACGTTAAATCTATCACCGCAAGGGATAAATATCTAACACCGCGCGTGTTGACTATTTTACCTCTAGCGGTGATAATGGTTGCATGTACTAAGGAGGTTGTATGGAACAACGCATAACCCTGAAAGATTATGCAATGCGCTTTGGGCAAACCAAGACAGCTAAAGATCTCGGTGTATATCAAAGCGCGATCAACAAGGCCATTCATGCAGGCCGAAATATTTTTTTAACTATAAACGCTGATGGAAGCGTTTATGCGGAAGAGGTAAAGCCCTTTCCAAGTAACAAAAAAACAACTGCATAAGTAACACCGCTCTTTTCACAATGGACATTCGTCCTACGTCGCTGACAAAGCGAGCCCCAAGATATCTGACCAACTAAGGCCATATGCGTTTCCACGCATACCTTTCAACTAACTATTCACTATTGGAAAATTAACAAATGACACAAGCAAGTTACAGCAAGCCAACACAGCGAGAAATTGATCGCGCAGAAACTGATTTACTCATCAACCTGTCAACGCTTACCCAGCGCGGTCTGGCAAAGATGATTGGCTGTCATGAATCGAAGATAAGCAGAACGGACTGGAGATTTATTGCTTCGGTCTTGTGTGCTTTCGGAATGGCATCAGACATCAGTCCGATTAGCAGGGCTTTTAAGTATGCGCTTGATGAAATCACAAAGAAAAAATCCCCGGCCGCCACCGAGGATTTTAAGCAAATTGATATGCAATTCTGAGGGAATTACTGGATCAATCCACAGGAGTAATTATGACAAAACGTCGTAAGAAATACCAGGAAAAAGAAGAGATTCGACACCCTGATTCACCTGAGGGATTAGTGGTAGCCGCAGCAAATAACAGGGCGTTCGCAGAGCGCCTTGTTGGTGTTTACAGACTAGCCAAAGCAGGAGTGAAGCATGGGCGTCGTTAAGTTAGCTGATTACAGGCATAACCCTGTACAACATCAGGAGGCATCCAGTATGGGGTATGTCTCTATACACCGCCAGTTTATGGACAGCAGGCTCTATAAGGACTCTCAGGCAGTACATCTTTGGCTTCACTTAATCCTCAAGGCTAATCACGAATCTACTGTCGTCAATACGGATATCGGGCCGATAACTGTTGATCGCGGTCAGATGATAACTGGACGCCCGTCGCTGGTCAGAGAAACATTCATCCCCGACAACAAAGTTCGGAGCTTATTACGGACTTTTGAGTCGAAAGGGATGCTTAATATTTGCTCGATGGGGAAGAAATTTAGCCTGTTTACAATCGTTAAATATGACGATTTTCAGGCAAAAAATTGTCCAACGGTTGTCCAACGGTTGTCCAACGCAAACACAAGTAATGGCGCGGCTCTCAGCGGAGATTGTCCAACGGTTGTCCAACGGTTGTCCATAAACAATAATATAAATAATATCTCTAATACTGACGTATTAGAGAGTGCCACAGCAGACAAAAAGTCTGACAAGAAAAAACCTCCCGTCAGCTGTCAGGATGTTGTCGATGCTTACCACGAAATCCTTCCTGAAGCGCCAAGAATCCGCGCACTGAATGACAAGCGTAAAAACCAGATCCGAACGTTCTGGCGCAAAGCCGGAGTGATAACCCGCCAGCTTGACGGGCATGGGTTCACGATGCAGGACTGGAGAAATTATTTGAGCTACGTAGGCGAAAATTGCCGATGGATGTTCGAAGAGCGTCCAAACCATCAACGCGGAACCGTCTGGCACAAAAAGGGATTTGATTTCCTGCTTAACGACAATACCTACCTGAAAGTTCGTGAGGGTGAACACGATGACCGATAATTTTTATGCGCCGCCCCATAGCATCGAGGCAGAGCAGGCGGTGATTGGTGGATTGCTTCTGGATGATGACAGCAGTGAGCGCGTCCAGAAAGTTCTGGCGATGCTGAAGCCCGATTCATTTTACAGCCGACCACACAAAATCCTTTTCGAAGAAATAACCAGAATGCACCGGGAGCAAAAGCCAGTAGATGGCCTGACGCTTTTCGATGAACTGGAGCGTAAATCGTTAACGGTGTCTGTTGGCGGTTTTGCTTATATCGCTGAGATCGCAAAGAACACGCCAAGCGCAGCAAACATCGTTGCCTATGCAATGCAGGTTCGTGAAACCGCAATGGAACGCTACGCCATCAACCGCATGACTGAAGCGACGGAATTGCTCTATTCCCGCAACGGAATGACTGCGACGCAGAAGTACGAAGCTATTCAGGCGATTTTCACGCAACTGACAGACCATGCAAAAACCGGATCGCGTCGCGGCCTTCGCTCATTTGGTGAGGTCATGGAAGACTGGGTTAGCGACCTTGAGAAGCGATTTGACCCGTCAGGCGAACAACGAGGAATGAGCACAGGGATCCCATCGCTGGACAGGATGCTGTCACCGAAAGGTCTGGTGAAAGGCTCTCTGTTTGTCATTGGCGCTCGCCCTAAGATGGGGAAAACGACGCTATACAGCCAGATGGCAATCAACTGCGCAGTGCATGAGAAAAAGCCCGCTCTGATGTTCAGCCTTGAAATGCCAGGTGATCAGATACTGGAAAAACTGGTAGGGCAGAAGTCAGGTGTTAACCCGAATATTTTTTACCTTCCGGCGACAAATGACGCTGATGACGGCTATCAGGGTGATTACGATGGTGACTTCAACAGGGCGATCGAAACAGCTAATCGTTTGAGTGAAATCGACCTGCTTTACATCGACGACACGCCGGGATTATCTCTGGCTCAAATCGTCAGCGAAAGCCGTCGAATCAAGCGAGAAAAAGGATGTGTTGGCATGATTCTGGTCGATTACCTGACACTAATGACCGCTGAGAAGGCCGATCGCAACGACCTTGCTTACGGCATGATCACCAAAGGACTGAAGAACCTTGCCAAAGAGCTTGATTGCGTTGTTGTGCTTCTGACGCAGCTTAACCGCGCACTGGAAAGCAGAACCAATAAACGCCCATTACCAAGTGACTCACGAGATACAGGGCATCCTCGCAACTCCTCTCGATAAAGACAAGCCAGTCACCATCCGCATTACTGACTACAAGCGAAATCTTGACCAGAACGCAAAATTTCACGCGATGGTCGCAGATATCGCCAGGCAAGTTCAGTGGCGCGATAAATGGTTAAAACCAGAACAATGGAAGGTTTTGTTGATCAGCGGTCATGCAGTGGCAACAAAGCAGGAAGCTGATGTTTTGCCCGGGCTTGAAGGCGAATACGTCAACATCCGCGAAAGCAGCGCGCAGATGAGTGTGAAGCGTATGGCAAGTCTGATTGAGTACACAACAGCGTGGGCTATTGGTCAGGGTGTCAGATTTACCGACAGGAGGTACGAATGAGACGACAGCGACGAAGTTTCACCGACATCATCTGCGAAAACTGCAAATACCTTCCAACGAAACGCTCCAGAAATAAACGCAAGCCAATCCCCAAAGAATCTGACGTAAAAACTTTCAACTACACGGCTCACCTGTGGGATATCCGGTGGCTAAGACATCGTGCGAGGAAATGACAATGGATTATTCACAGTTAAGTGATTTTGAAATTAACAAGCGAGTATTTAAAGTGATAGTTGGGGCAAAACCATTAGGTTATCCGCACAACGCAGATGGACGGTCTGTTGGCAATGAAGCAAATGGTAATTATCGATGGTACGACTACTGCAATAACCCAGCAGACGCATGGCCTGTAATCGCAAAACATCAGATCAGCATATGTGCATACGAAAGAAATAATCCTGGAATGAAGAATGAATATTGGTGGGAGGCGGATAGATTTTGTGAATTTATTACCATAGACAATAACCCACTCCGCGCCGCCATGATTGTCTTTCTCATGATGCAGGACGCTAATAATGCTTAGCCCATCCCAATCCCTTCAATACCAGAAAGAAAGCGTCGAGCGGGCTTTAACGTGCGCTAATTGCGGTCAGAAGCTGCATGTGCTGGAAGTTCACGTATGTGAGCACTGCTGCGCAGAACTGATGAGCGATCCGAATAGCTCAATGTACGAGGAAGAAGACGATGGCTAAACCAGCGCGAAGGAAATGCAAAATATGCAAGGAATGGTTTCACCCGGCATTCTCAAATCAGTGGTGGTGCTGCCCGGAACACGGAACTCAGTTAGCACTCAAACTACAAAGTAAACAGCGAAAAAAAGCGGAAAAAGCAGCAGAGAAGAAACGACGACGAGAGGAGCAGAAACAGAAAGATAAACTGAAGATTCGAAAACTCGCCTTAAAGCCCCGCAGTTACTGGATTAAACAAGCCCAACAAGCCGTAAACGCCTTCATCAGAGAAAGAGACCGCGACTTACCATGTATCTCGTGCGGAACGCTCACGTCTGCTCAGTGGGATGAGGCCGCATGACGTTCTCAGTAAAAACCATTCCAGACATGCTCGTTGAAGCATACGGAAACCAGACAGAAGTGGCACGCAGACTGAAATGTAGTCGCGGCACGGTAAGAAAATACGTTGATGATAAAGACGGGAAAATGCACGCCATCGTCAACGACGTTCTCATGGTTCATCGCGGATGGAGTGAAAGAGATGCGCTATTACGAAAAAATTGATGGCAGCAAATACCGAAATATTTGGGTAGTTGGCGATCTGCACGGATGCTACACGAACCTGATGAAAAAACTGGAGACGATAGGATTCGACACCAAAAAAGACCTGCTTATCTCGGTTGGCGATTTGGTTGATCGCGGTACAGAGAACGTCGAATGCCTGGAATTAATCACATTCCCCTGGTTCAGAGCTGTACGTGGAAACCATGAGCAAATGATGATTGATGGCTTATCAGAGCGTGGAAACGTCAATCACTGGCTGCTTAATGGCGGTGGCTGGTTCTTTAATCTCGATTACGACAAAGAAATTCTGGCTAAAGCTCTTGCCCATAAAGCAGGTGAACTTCCGTTAATCATCGAACTGGTGAGCAAAGGTAAAAAATATGTCATCTGCCACGCCGATTATCCTTGTGATAAATACGAGTTTGGAAAGCCAGTTGATCATCAGCAGGTAATCTGGAGCCGCGAACGAATCAGCAACTCACAAGACGGGGTCGTGAAAGAAATCAAAGGCGCGGACACGTTCATCTTTGGTCATACGCCAGCAGTGAAACCACTCAAGTTTTCCAACCAGATGTATATCGATATATGAATTTACGCCATACAGCAAACAGCGTGAGTTCATCGACGCCGGGCATGACTATCCAGAGCGCTGTTTTATGGCTGGTAACCAGCTTGGTAAGTCATTTACTGGTGCTGCTGAAGTCGCGTTTCACCTTACCGGGCGTTATCCGGGCACAAAAGGCTATCCTGCTGATGGTAAATATGGCGGTGAGTGGAAAGGTAAGCGTTTCTATGAGCCTGTTGTCTTCTGGATTGGCGGCGAGACAAACGAGACGGTAACTAAAACGACTCAACGCATCCTGTGCGGTCGTATTGAAGAGAATGATGAGCCGGGCTACGGTTCAATACCGAAAGAGGACATCATTAGCTGGAAGAAGTCTCCTTTCTTTCCGAACCTTGTTGATCATCTTCTGGTTAAGCATCACACGGCTGATGGCGTTGAAGATGGCATTTCAATCTGCTACTTCAAACCATACTCGCAAGGCCGCGCTCGCTGGCAGGGTGACACAATCCACGGCGTGTGGTTTGACGAAGAGCCACCATACAGCATTTATGGCGAAGGTCTTACCCGTACCAACAAATACGGGCAATTCTCAATTCTGACGTTTACCCCGCTGATGGGGATGTCTGACGTTGTTACCAAGTTCCTGAAGAACCCCAGCAAGTCGCAGAAAGTGGTCAACATGACCATCTATGACGCTGAGCACTATACCGACGAGCAGAAAGAGCAAATCATCGCATCATATCCCGAGCATGAGAGAGAGGCGCGTGCTCGCGGTATTCCTACGATGGGTAGTGGTCGAATCTTCCAGATACCGGAAGAGACGATTAAGTGTCAGCCGTTCGAGTGTCCTGATCACTTCTACGTAATTGGCGGGATGGATTTCGGATGGGATCACCCGCAGGCGCAGGTTCAGCTTTGGTGGGATAAGGACGCAGACACAATCTACGTTTCACGCGTGTGGAAGGCGAAAGAAAAAACAGCCGTTCAGGCATGGGGAGCTGTTAAATCATGGGCGCATAAAGTGCCAACAGCATGGCCTCATGACGGAAACCAGCATGAGAAGGGCGGCGGTGAGCAGCTCAAAGGGCAGTATGCAGACGCTGGTTTTATGATGTTGCAGGAGCATGCGACATGGCCTGATGGCGGTAATGCCGTGGAGCCTGGCATCACTGAATTGCGCGACATGATGCTCGATGGTCGCTTCAAAGTATTCAACACCTGTGAGCCATTCTTTGAGGAGTTCCGCCTCTATCACCGTGATGAAAACGGGAAGATCGTCAAGCTTAACGACGACGTGCTATCAGCCGTTCGCTATGCATACATGATGCGCCGCTTCGCCAAAATGATGCGCGACATCAAAAAACCAAAAGAGAAAAAGATACCAGCCCCAATCAGGCCCATCGCACGGAGAACTTAAATGGCCGACGAAAACAGACTCAATTCCATTCTGTGTAAGTTTGACGCGGACTGGATGGCGAGCGATGAAGCCAGAACCGAGGCGACAAATGACCTGTATTTTAGCCGAGTGTCGCAATGGGATGACTGGCTATCAAACTACACTACCCTGCAATATCGCGGACAATTCGATGTTGTTCGCCCGGTGGTCAGGAAACTGGTAGCAGAGATGCGCCGGAATCCTATCGACGTTCTCTTCCGACCCAAAGACGGCGCTAATCCTGATGCTGCCGATGTGTTGATGGGAATGTATCGTACTGATATGCGCCATAACACGGCAAAGATTGCCGTTAACGTTGGCGTTCGTGAGCAGATAGAGTCCGGCGTTGGTGCATGGCGTCTGGTCACCCAGTACGAAGACAACGACCCAACAAGCAACAATCAGGTAATCCGACGCCTGCCAATCCATGAAGCCTGCTCGCACGTCATATGGGACGCCAACAGCAAGCAGATGGATAAGAGCGATGCTAAGCACTGCACGGTGATTAACGCTTTGTCACGCAATGGCTGGAAAGAGTTCGCAGAGGATTACGGTATTGATCCTGACACCTTGCCATCTTTCCAGAATCCGAACGACACATGGCTGTTTCCGTGGGTATCGAATGATGTCGTCTACGTCGCTGAGTATTACGAGGTAGAAGAGAAGAAAGAGAAAGTCTTCATCTACCGCGACCCGCTGACAGGTGAGCCGGTCAGCTATTACCAGCAGGATATCAAAGACGTCATCGACGACCTGGCTAATCGTGGATTCATTAAGGTAGCAGAGCGCAAGGTGAAGCGTCGGCGTGTGTATAAGTCGATCATCACCTGCACGCAGATACTGAAAGACCGCGAGAAGATAGCCGGAGAGCATATTCCAATCGTTCCAGTGTATGGCGAATGGTCATTCGCTGGTGACAAGGAGTGCTACGAAGGAGTGGTAAGGCTGACGAAAGACGGTCAACGCCTTCGTAACATGATCATGTCATTCAACGCCGATATTGTTGCTCGTTCACCGAAGAAGAAACCTACCTTCTTCCCTGAGCAAATCGAAGGCTACGAATACATGTACGGTGGAAATGATGACTATCCGTACTATCTGCAGAACAGGACCGATGAAAACGGTAACGACCTGCCGATTGGTCCAATCTCCTACATGGAAAACCCTGAAGTGCCGCAAGCCAACGCTTACATGCTTGAGGCAGCCACCAACGCAGTGAAAGAGGTGGCTAGTCTTGGCGTTGATGCGCAGGCGGCAAATGGTCAGGTCGCTTTCGATACCGTCAATCAACTGAACATGCGGGCAGACCTTGAGACATACGTGTTTCAGGATAACCTGGCTACTGCAATGCGACGTGATGGCGAGATTTATGCCTCAATGGTCAACGATATTTATGACGTTCCTCGTCATGTAACGCTGACACTTGAAGATGGAAGCGAGAAAGACGTTCAACTCTATGCGCAAGTTGTCGATTATCAGTCCGGCAATGTGGTCACACTCAACGACATTCGTGGTCGCTATGAGTGCTATACGGACGTTGGGCCATCCTTCCAGAGCATGAAGGAACAGAACCGCGCAGAGATTCAGGAGTTACTAACCAAGGTTCCGCAAGGTACTCCAGAGTTCCAGATGCTGATGCTGCAATACTTCACGCTGCTTGACGGTAAAGGCGTCGAGATGATGCGAGAGTACGCGAACAAGCAACTGGTGATGATGGGGCTGAAGAAACCAGAAACACCTGAAGAGATGGAGATGGTGCAGCAGGCACAACAACAGCCGCAGCAGCCATCAGCAGAGCAAATTCAGGCGCAGGGCATCCTTCTGCAAGGTCAGGCTGAATTGCTCAAGGCAGAGAACCAACAGGCGCAGATTCAGGTTGAAGCTGCCAAGGTTGAAGCCCAGAACCAACTCAACGCCGCGAAGATTGCAGAAATCTTCAACAATATGGACCTCGACAAGCAGGCAGAACTGCGTGAGTACCTCAAGCTCGTAGGTCAATTCCAGCAACAGCGCAGCAAAGATGCTCGTGCTAACGCTGAGCTGCTTCTTAAAGATGCAGACCAGACTCATTCACAACGCATGGATTTCGCGAATCTTATGCGTCAAGTTCAAATCCCCTCCGGCGGAGTAGCCGAGACACCTCAATAAGAGAGAGTTAATCATGGACCAAACCACCGACATTCAGGCTTCTGAAGAATTAACCCTGCCTGGCAATCATGCAGCGGCATCTGCTGATGGCTTAGTTGTCGATAATGCCAACGACAACGCAGGTCAGGAAGAAGGCTTCGAGATTGTCCTGAAAGACGATGAGAAACCAAAACAAGACCCGGCAACTAATGCTGAATTTGCCCGTCGCCGCATCGAACGCAAACGCCAGCGTGAGCTTGAGCAGCAGATGGAAGCGGTTAAGCGTGGAGAATTGCCGGAGCACCTGCGGGTGAACCCTGAGTTACCGAAACAACCAGACCCTAACGATTATCTTTCCGAAGACGCACTGGCTAAGTACGACTATGACCAGAGCCGCGCACTGGCTGCCTTCCAGCAGGCAAACAGTGAATGGCAGATCAAGGCTATGGACGCACGAAGCCAGGCTGTCGCCGAGCAGGGTCGCAAAACTCAGGAGTTCACCCAGCAATCAGCGCAATACGTCGAGGCAGCCCGTAAGCACTACGACGCAGCGGAAAAGCTCAATATCCCTGACTATCAGGAGAAAGAGGATGCATTCATGCAACTGGTGCCGCCAGCAGTCGGTGCCGACATCATGCGCCTCTTCCCGGAGAAATCCGCCGCTCTCATGTATCACCTTGGTGCTAATCCTGAGAAAACACGCCAGTTGCTGGCGATGGACGGGCAATCCGCGCTGATTGAACTCACTCGACTGTCAGAACGTTTAACTCTCAAGCCTCGAGCCAAACCTGTTTCAGAAGCCCCGCTACCTGATGAACCCATTCATGGACACGCTGTTGCTGCAAATATATCTGCGATTGAAAAGCAGATGGAAGCGGCAGCAAACAAAGGGGATGTAGAGACATACCGCAAGCTCAAGGCGCAACTGAATAAAGGAATTCGATAATGGCATTAAATGAAGGTCAACTGGTCACGTATGCTCTGGATGAAATCATCGAAACCGTCCAGAACCTGACGCCAATGGCGTCCAAAGTGACAAAATACACCCCTCCGGCAGAATCCATGCAGCGTTCAAGCAACACCGTGTGGATGCCTGTTGAGCAGGAAGCGCCAACTCAGACTGGCTGGGATTTAACTGGCAACGCTACCGGGATTCTGGAACTCTCCGTGAAATGCAACATGGGCGATCCGGATAACGATTTCTTCGAACTTCGTGCAGATGACCTGCGTGATGAGCGTTCTTACCGTCGCCGCATCCAGGCATCCGCCAAAAAACTGGCGAATAACATTGAGTCAGCGATTGCCAAACAGGCAACTGAAATGGGCTCGCTTGTTGTTCACGATACCCGCGCAATTGGTCCATCTACTGGCCTGTCTGGCTGGGATTTTGTGTCTGATGCAGAGCGCCTGATGTTCTCCCGTGAGCTAAACCGCGACATGGGCATCAGTTACTTCCTGAACCCTGACGATTACCGCAAAGCAGGCCGCAACCTGGTAGATGGTGACATCTTTGGGCGCGTTCCTGAAGAAGCGTATCGCAACGGTACTATTCAGCGTCAGATTGCTGGCTTTGATGAAATTCTTCGCTCACCGAAACTTCCGGCAGTTACCAAGTCAACCGCGACTGGTGTAACTGTTTCTGGTGCGCAGAAGTTTAAGCCGCAGGCATACACCCTTGATACCGATGGTAACAAAGAGAACGTCGACAACCGTGTTGCAACGGTGACCGTATCCTCCACCACCGGATTTAAGCGCGGCGACAAAATCAGCTTCACTGGTGTGAAATTCCTGTCTCAGATGGCGAAGAACGTGCTAACTGATGACGCGACTTTCTCAATCACCCGTGTGATCGATGGTACTCACATCGAAATCACGCCGAAACCGATTGCACTGGATGACGCGTCACTGACAAAAGAAGAGAAGGCTTACGCTAACGTAAACACCTCTCTTGCTGATACCACTCCGGTAAACGTTCTGAACGTGGCAACAACCACCGCTAACGTGTTCTGGGCTGATGACTCAATCCGTCTGCTGTCTCAGCCGATCCCGGTAACCCATGAACTGTTTGCTGGCATGAAAACGTCTTCCTTCAGCATTCCAGGCATTGGTGTTAACGGCATCTTCGCAACGCAGGGTGATATCAACACTCTGTCTGGTAAGTGCCGTATTGCTGTGTGGTATTCAGCATGTGCTGTACGACCAGAGGCAATTGGTGTTGGTCTTCCTAACCAGACTGCGTGATAACCAGAGGGAGCTTCGGCTCCCTTTTTTATCTGGAGACAAGCATGACACACATGATCTTTCGCCATGGCAACATGAAGAAGTGGAAAGGCGTTGGCTACGATTTTGAAATTGTGAAAGCCGAAGAGATTCAGGAATATCTGGATGCTGGTTGGTTTGCACATCCCGATGACCTTCTGAAGGATGTTGCAGGGCCAGAGCCAGAGCCAGAGCCAGAAGAAAAACAGCGTAAAAAGCCTGGTCGAAAACCTAAGGCGGCAGCAGATGAACCTGACAACGAAGGGTGATTTAGTCCTTGCGGCATTACGTAAGCTCGGTGTGGCATCAAATGCCACGTTAACCGATGTCGAACCGCAGTCTATGGAAGACGGCGTCAACGACCTTGAAATGATGATGGCTGAATGGCTTGGCGGTGATGCGTCACCTGGCATCAACGTTGGCTACATTTTCGCTGATGCAGATGTCGCTCCAGATCCGGGCGATGAGCACGGTTTATCAAATAACGCTATCAATGCCGTCATTTTCAACCTTGCCTGCCGCATTGCTCCGGATTATGCACTGGAAGCGTCTACAAAACTTATAACCACTGCCAGATACGGGAAAGAGCGACTCGTCAAACTGTCTGCAATGGACAGAGCAAAAGCCGCTAAATGTAAGTCCGGTTATCCAAACCGTATGCCTGTTGGTAGCGGTAATCAGTTGGCGAAGTGGAACGGGTGGAATTACTTCCAGCGAAAGGAACCTTGCGATAACGGGAGCGAATAATGCCGATTCAGCAACTTCCGCTCATGAAAGGTGTCGGCAAAGACTTCCGAAATGCCGACTATATCGACTATCTGCCAGTGAATATGCTGGCTACACCCAAAGAAATCCTGAACAGCAGCGGATATCTTCGCTCATTCCCTGGCATTACCAAACGTTCTGATGTGAACGGCGTATCGCGAGGCGTCGAGTACAACATGGCGCAGAATGCTGTTTATCGCGTGTGTGGTGGCAAATTGTATAAGGGCGAAAGTGAGGTCGGTGACGTCGCCGGAAGTGGTCGCGTATCAATGGCGCATGGTCGGACATCACAGGCGGTAGGCGTTAATGGTCAACTGGTCGAGTATCGTTATGATGGCGCGGTCAAAACAGTCTCAAACTGGCCTACAGACAGCGGATTCACGCAGTATGAGTTAGGCTCGGTCCGCGACATTACGCGCTTACGTGGGCGTTATGCGTGGTCAAAAGACGGAACTGATTCATGGTTTATCACTGACCTTGAAGACGAATCGCATCCTGACCGCTACAGCGCACAATATCGCGCAGAATCGCAGCCGGACGGCATCATCGGCATAGGTACATGGCGAGACTTCATCGTCTGCTTTGGTTCATCGACGATTGAATATTTTTCCCTGACTGGGGCAACCACCGTTGGTGCTGCTTTGTATGTCGCACAGCCATCACTGATGGTGCAAAAAGGAATCGCCGGAACCTACTGCAAAACGCCGTTTGCTGATTCGTATGCGTTCATCAGCAATCCGGCAACAGGTGCGCCGTCTGTATACATCATCGGCTCCGGTCAGGTATCACCAATCGCCTGCGCGAGCATTGAGAAAATCCTCCGCTCCTACACTGCCGATGAACTGGCTGATGGCGTGATGGAGTCTCTGCGATTTGATGCGCATGAGCTGCTGATTATCCACCTTCCGCGCCATGTTCTCGTGTACGACGCATCTTCAAGCGCCAATGGCCCACAATGGTGTGTACTGAAAACAGGCCTGTATGACGATGTGTACCGCGCTATCGACTTCATTTACGAAGGCAATCAGATAACGTGCGGCGATAAGCTGGAATCTGTTACCGGGAAACTGCAATTCGACATCAGCAGCCAGTACGACAAGCAACAGGAACACCTGCTGTTTACTCCACTCTTCAAAGCGGATAACGCCAGATGCTTCGATCTGGAGGTGGAATCATCCACTGGCGTAGCTCAGTACGCCGACCGCCTGTTCCTCTCTGCAACCACTGACGGCATCAATTACGGGCGTGAGCAGATGATTGAGCAGAATGAACCGTTCGTTTACGACAAGCGCGTTTTGTGGAAGCGAGTCGGGCGCATCAGGAAAAATGTTGGCTTCAAATTGCGCGTTATCACGAAGTCACCTGTAACTCTGTCTGGCTGCCAGATAAGGATTGAGTAATGGCTGATTCGAATCTCAATGAGCCAGTAATCATCCAGGCTACGCGGCTCGATACATCAGTCCTTCCACGCAATATCTTCTCTCAGTCGTATCTGCTTTACGTTATTGCACAGGGTACTGATGTTGGTAATGTGGCTAACAAGGCCAACGAAGCAGGGAAGGGGGCTTATGATGCACAGGTGAAGAATGATGAGCAGGATGTCACCCTTGCAGACCATGAATCCAGAATTGAAACTGCTGAAGCAACTCTCATCAATCATGAACATAGAATCTCAGCAGCGGAAAGCACTCTTGCAGATCATGAAACAAGGATTACGGCTGCCGAAACAGAGCTGGCTGATCACGAGACGCGAATTGCTGCCAATGAATCTGAGTTAGCAAACCATGATGCGCGAATAACTCAGAATACAACCGATATCAACGCACTTGATACCAGGCTCACAGCGGCAGAGGGAAGTATTTCGACGCTACAAAGCACAGTTGGTGATCACTCAACAAGAATATCTGCGCTTGAGTATGCCACCACGCGCAAGAAATCAGAGGTTGTTTACTCAGGAGTATCGGTAACCATTCCAACAGCGCCGACCAACCTTGTTAGCCTGCTGAAAACGCTCACGCCGTCATCCGGGACGTTGGCACCATTCTTCGATACTGATAACAACAAGATGGTTGTTTTCAACGAGAACAAAACCCTGTTCTTCAAGCTGTCGATTGTCGGGACGTGGCCCAGCGGAACCGCAAACAGGTCAATGCAGCTAACCTTTTCCGGATCTGTTCCTGACACACTGGTAAGCAGTCGCAACTCGGCGACAACAACCGATAACATCCTGTTAGCTACGTTCTTCAGCGTGGATAAAGACGGCTTTCTTGCCACAAATGGCAGTACGTTAACCATCCAGTCAAATGGGGCGGCGTTTACTGCCACAACCATCAAGATAATCGCGGAGCAGTGATGATTCAGTTCAAACCAACGCGAAACATCGACCTGATCGAAGCAGTCGGAAATCACCCTGACATTATTGCCGGGAGCAACAACGGTGATGGATACGACTACAAGCCTGAATGCCGTTACTTTGAGGTTAACGTGCACGGTCAGTTTGGCGGCATTGTTTACTATCAGGAGATTCAGCCGCTGACATTCGATTGCCACGCCATGTACCTGCCAGAGGTTCGTGGCTTCAGCAAGGAAATCGGGCTGGCGTTCTGGCGATACATTCTGACTAACACCACTGTTCAGTGCGTCACATCGTTCGCTGCACGCAAATTCCGCCACGGTCAGATGTACTGCGCAATGATTGGCCTTAAGCGTGTAGGAACCATCAAGAAATACTTCAAAGGCGTTGATGACGTGACGTTTTACAGCGCCACACGCGAAGAACTAATCGACTTCCTGAATCACGGGAGATAGCCATGTTATATGCATTTAAGCTGGGCAGAAAACTGCGCGGCGAGGAACCTTATTGCCCTGAAAAAGGCGGGAAAGGTGGCTCTGATAAAAGCGCAAAGTATGCAGCAGAAGCTCAGAAGTATGCAGCAGACCTGCAAAATCAGCAGTTCAACACCATCATGAACAACCTGAAGCCGTTTACTCCTCTGGCTGATAAGTATGTCGGCAGCCTCGAGAACTTATCGTCTCTGGAGGGGCAAGGTCAGGCGCTTAACCAGTATTACAACTCTCAGCAGTACAAAGACCTTGCTGGTCAGGCGCGCTATCAGAGTCTGGCGGCAGCGGAAGCAACAGGTGGATTGGGTTCCACTGCAACCGGTAATCAGTTAGCAATAATCGCACCAACGCTTGGTCAGCAATGGCTATCTGGTCAGATGAACAACTACCAGAATCTGGCAAATATTGGTCTTGGCGCACTGCAAGGTCAGGCAAACGCCGGGCAGACATATGCCAACAACATGAGTCAGATTTCGCAGCAAAGTGCGGCTCTTGCAGCGGCAAATGCCAACAGACCATCAGCAATGCAATCTGCTATTGGCGGAGGTGCGTCTGGTGCTATTGCTGGGGCTGGACTTGCGAAATTAATTGGTTCATCAACTCCGTGGGGGGCTGCGATCGGCGGCGGTCTTGGTCTGCTTGGCTCGTTGTTTTAAGGGGTAATCATGGCTACGTGGCAACAGGGTATTAATTCTGGTGGTTTTCTGGCTGGCATCGGTACGCAAAATGAGAATGCGCCAAAGGCAAGCGACATTAACGCAACGCTTGGTCTGATCCGCGAAAACAATGAACTGGCTCGCTCAGGTGCAAATAACGTTGGTCTGACCGCGTTACGTGGTCTGGCTGGAGTTGCTGATATTTACAATCAGGAACAGCAACAGAAAGCTATTAGTGCGTTCAATAAGGTTCACGCTGATGCATGGGCTTCTGGTGATCCATCGGGACTATTTAAGTTTGCCCAGGAAAATCCAGCGTTTGTTGCACAGGCACAACAGGCGTTTTCCGGTCTTAATGAGCAGCAACGCAACGATATGGGCGATTTAGCCATGAGGGCTAACGTCGCTCTTTCTCAGGGACCGGAAGCCTACAGTAAATTCATTACTGACAACAAGGACAGGTTAAATCGCGTGGGGGCGAATGCTGACTGGATGATTCAGACAGGTATCCAGAATCCAGAGCAGCTATCACACATGCTGACTACTATGTCTCTCGGTGCGCTTGGACCAGAAAAGGCGTTTGCTGTTCAGGATAAGATGGCTGGTCGCCAGCAGGAGCAGCAAAGAATTAACGAAACCATTCGCAATAATGACATGACGAATGCGAGGGCTATTAGGGGGCAGGATCTTTCCTATAAGGCTCAAATGGCAAGACTGAATCACGACAAGTATGTGTTTAAGCAGTCACAGGCGGCCCTTGAAAGAGCAGGACAACTTCAGGATATGGATGTTTTGTCTCTTAACTCACAGATAGCAGCGACGGGAATTGATCCGCTAACCGGTAAAGCTGCAACGTCAGCCAGAATGTCTCAGGCTAAGAGATGGCTTGATGGCAACAATAATTACAACAATGCGTTGATTACTGGTGAGCGAGGGATAGAGAAAATAGATTCTTTGCTTGGTAAGAAGGAGCTTGAAGGTATCGGTCGCTTCGAAGGAAGAAATATAGATGGCTTCACAAGTGCTGAAGGGCTTGCAAACCGTAATGCGATAGAAGAATTAAAGTCGGGTGCGTTTGTCCAGAACGTGCAGACTATGCGAGGTATGGGTAGCCTCTCCAATGCTGAAGGACAAAAACTGGAAAACCTTATCGCGAAACTCGATATAACACAGCCTGAAGAGGTCGTCAGAAAACAGTTATCTGAAATCCGATCGCAATATTCTGTATTTCAAAAGGTTGCAGCAAGGGAGGCTGAATCAATGGGATATAGTTCATCAGGTTATGACACATATGTTAGTGAGCGAAAATCAGGAAGCGACAGCAATAAGTCTGGTTTCTCGTCTTTATGGGGTGATTAATGGCTAAAGCATGGAAAGATGTTATCGCTTCTCCACAGTATCAGGCGTTAACTGAAGAACAGAAAGCACAGGCTCAAGCGCAATATTTTGATGAGGTTGTTGCCCCTAAGGCTGGTGACAAATGGGCTGAAGCAAGAGATCAGTTTTATGCAGCATACCCTCCACCTCAGCAGCAGAAAGAAGAACCATCATTGATGCAACAAGCTGGCGATTGGCTCACTGGTGGTCAAAGTGCAGGGCAAATTGCAGAACAGGCTGGTCGTGGTCTGGTAAACATACCATTTGACGTATTGCAGGGTGGCGCAAGTCTGATTAATGCAATCAGCCAGGGGCTTGGTGGCCCAAAGGTTTTGGATGATGTTTATCGCCCTGTCGATCGACCGACAGACCCTTACGCGCAAGCCGGTGAAACAATTGGTGGGTATCTCCTGCCAATTGGCACAGCGGCAAAAGCTGCTGGAGCGCCAGCAAAGCTCGCTGAAGATATCGGTTCCGCAGGAAACATGATTGCAGGTTCTCTTGCTGATGCTGCAAATCAGGAGGGCGACTTTGCACAAAATGCTGCCATTAACGGTGGTATCAATATTGGTGCTCAGGGGATACTTTCTGGGGCTGGAAGGATCTTAACCTCTAAATCACCTCAAGTTCTTGGTGGCGGGGCAATAAATTCCGCTGCTGATGTTTCGAAAATGGCAAAGTCTGGTACAGGAAGAGAGATTATTGCCAGACAGTCAGCTAATGTGTCAGACGAAATAGCAAAAGCAGCAGATACTGCTGGAATAGATATCAACGCATTAACTCCTGGCATGAGATCAGGTAGTCGTGGTCTTGCTCAGGCGGAGGGGATTCTGGCGTCAAAGCCCGGAATTACACAGGATGCACACACCAAAGCATTCAGTGAAATAGAGTCGAAATTTAACTCAGCATTGGATGAGTTTGGGGCTGAAGCAGGAACTGCATCAGAAAAAAGTGCAGCCATAAAACAAAGGGTTTTGGCAAGTATTGATAAAATGAAAAATTCAGAAAAGGCTGCATGGGATAGCGTCCGCTCCACGATGCCTGACGCAAAGGCCAGAATGTCAAACCTGAACGCTACAATTCAGGGTGATATTTTGGCTGGCATGCCGCTAACTCCTGAGATGAAACAATTCGCATCTGCTTATGCTAAAACTGGTAAAAAAGGAATCACGTTTGATGCCATGAAGGCATGGCGAAGTAAACTTGCTGACGCAGAGCAGAAGTATATAAGGTCTGGTGAGGCAAATACGGCAAGGCGCATGGCTGAGCTTCGTGATGCAGCAACGGAAGATATGCGCATAATGGCTCAAAATGGCGGTTTTCTTGATGACTGGCAAAAAGCTAATGATCTGTCAAAGGCAAGATTTACAGCACAAGAACAGGCTGAAGCAGCGTTTGGTAGAGACCTTGCAACTGATCAGTTGGTAACTAATGGATCTAAGGCGTTACAGGGTTCAGCAAAAAGTGGAACAGGTCAGTTCCATAAAATAATAAGCGCCCTACCTGAGTCGGAACGCGCGCCAGCAATTGCATCAATATTACAAGATGCAATGTCGCAAGGGGTACGCGGAGGTAAGTCTGAAGAGGCTGGAATTAAGCATATCGCGACTATTCTTACCCCACAAAACGTGAAGGCAATTAGTCGATATTCTCCAGAACTTGGCAGGATTACAAGTTCATACGGAGAACTTGCACGAGCAGCAACAAAGCCACTTCGATATGTTGAACAGACAGGGCGATCTATGCCAGCCATTAGCACTCTTGAGAATGGCCTTCATCCAGTTTTAGAGAGCGCATTGTCTGGCGCTTTTAGAACTACTGGCACTATCGCAGGGTTCTCTGGAGGAGGCGTTATTGGAGCAATAGCGGGTGGCGCTGCAGGTGGGGCAATTGATGCAATGGCAAAAGGAGCGATAGCGAAATTATCCGCAACTAGAAGCGGTCGTTACGCTATTGAAAAGGCTGTTCAAGAGGCAACAAAGGCAGTTAAGGTTGGGGCAAGTGATGGTGCATTAGCGGCGGCGGAACGCAGATTTATGGCAAATAAGGCCGCCGTAAAAGCAATACGCGAGGCACTAGGAAACGAAGAGTTCCAGCGTTTAGCAAGAGCTGGAATTGTGGCATCGCTAAGCGGAATGGCACAGGAGTAATTAGTCATCCATGGATGGATTGAGCTTATCTCGTGTTGATGTGGCAATTTTCCCAACATTTTTCAACCAAGATTTTAAGAAGGATATGTCGTCCTTAATATCATGAATATCCTCATTCTTTATACGATCAACCTTATCCTCTAGGCTCTCTATAGAACGCTCAATGCTAGACAGAGAGATTTTTAAGTCTCCTTGCTCACGTTCCAGTGAGGATTTGAGAGCACAATATTCGTTTTCTAGAATTCCTATTTTTTTTGTTAGAGAGTGCATTCGATACTCATACACCAAACCAGAAACGACTAATGCAGCCAACAGAAACCATTCAAGCACACCAACCTCCTTAGTTTTGCGCAGGATACCAGATGATAATGTGTAGTTGGAGTAGCGCGGTTGTAATGCAAGCATTTTGTTTTTGTTTTATGCTTGCTTGTATGTGTGTACAGTGCATATAATGCAAGCATACATCACAACAAAGGTGCTTGCATTATGACTGAAAAGAAAAGTGGCGAAGGGAAAGCTAAGGGCGGGATCGCTCGCGCAAAGTCGCTGACTAAAGAGCAGCGTTCTGAAATAGCAAAGAAAGCAGCTGCTGCAAGATGGAAAAGTAAGATTCTCAGGGCAACTCATCGTGGTAACTTTTTAGATGATTTTGGCATTGATGCTGAATGTTATGTACTGGATGACGAGTCGAAAACTGTCGTTGTTACGAAAACTGGATTATCTCAGTTGCTAGGGATTGGTGAACATGCCAGGGATTTAGATCAACTGCTTGGCGCTCAGTATATGAGCAAATACCGAGATCTAGAATTGCAGCGAAAAATGGAAAATCCCTATAAATTTCAACTTACTTCGAAGTCTAAAACCGTTCATCAAGCGTTAGGTTATGACATTACAGCAATTGTTGATATTGGTAGGGCACTAATAGAAGCCAAAGATAATGACGATCTACCACAATCACGGTTAAAGGCAGCCGCCGCAGCACAGAGACTTATTAATGCCTCCGCTAAGGCGGGAATTAAGGGGGTTGCGTATGCGCTTGCTGGTTATCGTCCAGAAGTTCAGGCTGTCATTGACGAGTTCAAAGCGTTTGTTCGTGAAGAGGCTCGTCAATATGAAAAGGAATTTCCAGATGAGCTATACGAGGAGTGGTATCGACTGTACGGCCTGAATAGGCCAGAGAAAGGACGGCCTATTCGTTTTGGGCAGCTAACCAACATGCAGATATACACCCCGCTAGCAAAGAGTAAAGGTAAAATCCTTGAACAGATTCGAGCCAGCCGAGACGAGAACGGAAAACAATCTGATAAGTTGCATCTGTTCCTTTCTGAAATTGGTGTCAAGGCTTTGCGTCAGCATATCGGTAAGCTTCTTGGTGTCGCAGCGATGAGTGAGACAAGAGAAGAATACGAAAAAGGAATAGAAAAGGTTTTCGGAAGAATGAAACCAGAAATCTAATTATAAAACCCACCTTCAGGTGGGTTTTTTATAAGGAGAAATCATGACCATAGAAGAACGTCTGAACAACATTGAATTGAACCAAACCCTGCTTGACCAGCGACTTTCAGATCTTGAGCTTAAAGATCTTGATGCGCAAATATCAGAAGCAGAAGCCAAGCTCTCCAGCTTAAACCACCGTAAGAAGCAAATCCGCAACAGAATTACTCAGGGACGCGGAAGCTGTTGAGGTGGGATGCTAGGTCTCTATCGTTAAAATCAAGGCTGCTAATCATTTCATTGTAAATGGCGTTTTTATCTTCCATTGGCAGTCTTGAGTAAACCAGACACAGAGCATATTTCAGGGAGTTTAGCTCTTTCTCTAGCTCTTCCTTGCTTGACGTTGTTGACTTAATAAACTGTTTTTTATTCATTTTGCATCCTTACCATACATGGTCTTTAGCGTCTCAACATCGTGTTCAAGATCTATCAATCGTGATGCTATAGTTGCAAGGTCTAGTGCTTGAATGTGTTTATTTTTTTCGGTCCACGCTTCAAGTGCCGCGACCATCTCAGCATTTAATGAACGAGAATTAGCCTCAGCCAGTTCAATAAGACGTTCCTTTATCTCTACAGGAAGCCTCAGATTCACTTGAGGGTTTTTGTACTTACGATCAGACATCGGCGCATCCTGAATAATTTTTTACCACAGGATATGTAGGTATCTATTGACTATCAATGCGTACCTAAATACTATGTATGCGTACCACATACAACGGAGGATGCAATGAAGGTAAAAACACTGCGTATGCCAGAGAAGCTAGAAAAAATCCTTGAAGAAAAAGCAAAGGAAGAGTGTCGCTCATTCAGCGCAGAAGTAATTAAACGGGTGCTGGACAGCCTGAGGAGAGAGGGGATAACGGTGTGATTCGCTTGGATGCGGCAAAGAAATCAAAACAGTGAAGCCCCAACTGCGGGAACAGTCAGGGCTTCGGTATCGTAAAACCACGCATAGGAATTAACGACATGAAAAGTATAGCAACAGCAGTATCTACTATCAATGTACCATTCCACGGCGCAGAGCTTTATGTTGTCAATCACAACGGTGAGCCGTACACCCCAATGAAACCTATCGTTGAGGGAATGGGTATGGATTGGGCTTCACAGTTTACAAAGTTAAAACAAAGATTTGCTAAAGGTATTGTGGAAATCGCAATACCTTCAGTTGGCGGTGTGCAGACCATGATTTGCCTTGCTTTACGTAAACTGAATGGCTGGTTGCAAACCATCAGCCCTAACAAAGTCCGCCCTGAAATCCGCGACAATGTAATCCAGTATCAGGAAGAGTGTGACGATGTGCTCTACGAGTACTGGACTAAAGGCCATGTAGTTAACCCACGCAAAGCTAAAAAGGCGTTGCCGGGTAAAATCACCACTGAACAGCAGGAAGCCATTAAACAACTCGTCATGAGTCGCGGTCAGTCTCTGCCAAAAGAAAAACAGGCGAAGGCAATGATTACCATGTGGTCGTCACTGAAATCTCATTTTGGGTGTTCATACAAAGAAATCAGCGATGAGCAGTTTACCGAAGCTCTGTCACTTGCAGCTCGCGTTCCGCTTGAAGGCGAGTTAATCGGCAAACAAGAGAAGAAAACCAACGAGCTTTCTGCAAAAGAAGCAAACAGCCTTGTATGGTTATGGGATTATGCCAACCGCTCACAGGCATTATTCCGCGAACTGTATCCGGCGCTAAAACAAATTCAATCGAACTATTCCGGCAGATGCTACGACTATGGTCATGAGTTCTCGTATGTTATCGGAATGGCGAGAGACGTTTTAATCAACCACACACGAGATGTTGATATCAATGAGCCAGACGGACCAACGAATCTTTCCGCATGGATGAGACTTAAGAATAAAGAATTGCCTCCTTCAGTACATAACTACTGACAGATAACCAACGCAACGACCCAGCTTCGGCTGGGTTTTTTTATGCCCAAAATTCACCGCAGCAACTAAGCGGCGATGGCCTTGATGGATAGCACTACGAAATTTTCGTAGTTCAAAAACCAAACAAATACCAACCGTAGCCATGCTGCGGCGATTCCTTGTATCTGGAGCAAATTAAATGACAGACATTACAGCCAATGTGATCGTATCGATGCCTTCGCAACTCTTCACTATGGCGCGTTCTTTTAAAGCCGTAGCTAATGGCAAAATTTATATCGGTAAAATTGACACTGACCCGGTAAATCCTGAAAACCAGATTCAGGTTTATGTGGAGAACGAAGACGGCTCTCACGTTCCTGTTCCGCAACCAATCATCATTAATGCTGCTGGATATCCGGTATATAACGGACAGATTGCCAAGTTCGTAACTGTGCAAGGCCATTCTATGGCTGTTTATGATGCGTATGGTACACAGCAGTTTTATTTTCCAAATGTATTAAAATACGATCCTGATCAACTTAGGACAGAGATTTTTTCTGACCGTATGCTGTTAATTACGCCACAGCATTATGGGGCGAAAGGTGACGGTGTTAACGATGATACGGTGGCATTTATTGCAGCAGCAAATGCTCTTGGAGATGGTGGAAAGTTATATATTCCAACTGGAACATATAATTTAATTGGACCAGTTAATATACCACCAGTGAATATGTGTGGCGATGGACAGGGTAAAACGGTTATTGTGTTTGATAATACCACATCACCAAAAGATGGATTTGTTTTCGCTGCACCAACTAAGCATGATGTTGAATTTGGTTTAAGTCACCTTACAATTAAAAGCAAAGGCGGGAATGGCGCTAATGCCATATATACCCCAAGAGGTGTCGGGCTTAATCATCTAAGGCCAAAACCAACATTTAGATTTTTATCTTTCTGTTCTGAGACTGCAAATATTGATTCTGATGAATTCGCACAGAAATACGGTTGGGAATGGTCTTTTAACTGTGGTGATAGTTGGCAATTCACAATCGAACGCATTGATGCTGTTGGATGTTATCAGATAGCCAAAAGTTATAATGAACAGTTCCTTGATGGATTCATTCGCACCGCTCCAGAAGAGGGGATTTTATCAATGCGTGTGAGTGATATCACAACGCATAATGTTGCAAATTTTTTTGAAATTAAGCAGAAGACATATTTTACATTGCTTAATATTGATGCCGCCAAGGCATTACGAGGCATTTACGACGCTGATGATCGTATATTTGAAACGAATCGTTATGCTTATGGTGAATGTATATGCACAAATGTTGGTATTAATGCCCAACTTGAACCAGTACGGCTGGATAACAGATTCCTGCTCATCATGAATGGTATGTTTATTCACCGCGCAGCAAAAGGTTACGATCATGGTCTGGAATGGGTTGGTCTTAAGCTTAGTCGTGCTCGCGTGTGTTCATTCCAGGGAATTGAGATCGGCACTGCCAGAGGGTATTCAGGGACTAAGAAAGGGATTGTTCTTGACGCCGGTGATGCAAATAACTTTACCAATGTAACTTTTGGTTTGCTTGATGTGTGCGCACAGATTGGCGATTCCAATTCACAGTATGGTGCCAACTTTGCAACATGCTTTAATAATGTGAGCATTAATGCTGACACCGTATTGTTATTCGATTTGCAGCTGTGCAGAAATTTCCATTGTGATGGATACGGAGCATCTTCTGCCTACACTCTTCAGCAATTCCATAGGAACAGTGATGACACAAGCAATACTTATACATTTAGTAATGTAGGTAAACACCATCTCTACACTGACAACTCGCTGCATCTACATAATTCTGCTTCGCTGGAGAACGGGAAGAATATACGTATTGATACACGAAACGGATTATCTGTTAGCACTCAAACAGATACTGGTTCCGCAGGAAATAACTTCCTTATAATTCGTAGGACTGGTGTTGATATAGACAGTTTTGAGTTAAGGACTCGCAGTACAGCAGGTGCATATACATATATTAATACACCTGAAACTCATTTTTCTGGCCTTATAAAACCAACTGTTGATAATGTTAACTCAAACGGAACATCAGCATTTCGATGGTCACAGGTATACGCTGGTACTGGCAGTATCAACACGTCGAATGAAGAGCTGAAATTGCGTATTGAGGCTGACGAGAAAACAACAGAATCAGAGCGTCTTGCTGCGCTTGAAATAAAGGAAAATATCTGGAGGTTTAAATTTAAAGATGCAGTAAAGATCAAGAGTGATGGCGCTCGGATTCATTTCGGTGTTGGTGCACAAACTGTAGGTAATATTCTCAGAAAATACGGTCTTGAACCTAATAACTATGCGTTCTGGTGTTATGATGAATGGGATGATATTTATGCTCCAGAGGTATTAATTAGGAGTGTTAAAAACAATGAAACAGGAGAGTGGTACGACGAGGAATATTACACAGGAAGGCAGGTTATTATTAAACCTGCTGGTTATCAGTATGGTATCAGATACGAGGAACTTCTGATGTTTATTCTTATGTTTATTTAA